TGTCAGGCGCGCGGGGGTGTCGGTGGAGTCCAGCCAGGGCAAGCTGCGCGAGGTGCGCGTGCCGCTCAAGGGCGGCGGCGAGGCCACGGGCACCCGGTATGTGGACGCCAGCCTGCCCGGTGGCGGTTTCACGCCAGACCCCGGGTTCAGCAACAACCCCGGGCGCGACACCTGGCAGCCCCGGCTGCAGGGCATGGACGTGGCGCTGTCGCGGCAGTACGTGGAGACGGCCGTGGCCGGCCCGGCCTTCCGGCGCTTTGTGGAGCAGCCGGGGGCGGGCACGGCCTTCCCCGTGGCCGTGCTGGACGCCGCCCAGCGCCAGCGCCTGGCGGTGGAGCCGGCCGTGGTGCACCTGACGGGCGACGTCATGGCGCGCCAGCTGCAGCAGCAGCCCGACGTGCAACTGCAGGACTACCAGCGCCTGCCCGAGATCGTGCTGGACGGCCAGGCGCACACCAATGGGGCCACCCAGCGCGTGCTGTTCCTGGCCGATGGTGATGATCGGGTGCTGCGCCTGGTGCTGGCCGCCCGGGCGCAAGAGGGTGAGCCGCTGCAGGTGCTGCGCCTGCAGGTGGTGAGCCCCGCCAGCCGCGATGCCGAGATCTCCCGCCGCCTGAAGCCGCTGCGCTGAACATGCCCATCATCGAAACCAGCATTGAGTACCGGCCGGTGATCGAGGCCCTGCGACGCGCTGCCGGCGAGATGCGCAACACGGTGGCGCTGATGCGCTCGGTGTCTGCCACCATGCTGCATGCGGTGGAAGAGAACTTTGCCCAGGAGGGCCGACCGAAGTGGGTGGACTTGCACCCCGGCACCAAGCTGGGCCGTGCCAAGGCAGGCACCTGGCCGGGCAAGATCCTGCAGCGCAGCGGCGGCCTGGCCGGCTCCATCACCCAGCGCTGGTCTGTGTCTGAGGCCGTGGTGGGCAGCAACAAGGTGTATGCCGCCATCCACCAGTTCGGCGGGCGCACCAAGCCGCATGTCATCCGCGCCCGGAACAAGCGTGCCTTGTCCTTTGGCGGCATCGTGGTGCGGCAGGTGAACCACCCAGGCAGTAACATCCCGGCCCGGCCGTTCTTGCGCCTGACGCCGCGCGATCTGCGCGACATCGTCGAGGATGCCCAGGCCTTCCACGCCCGCGCCATCGCGCGCAACCAGGCCCGCGGCCCGTGAAGCCCAGGCAGTGAAGCCCAGGCAGTGACGCGCAGGCAGTGACGCACGTCACCATGCCCTGAGCACCCCCGCCTCGCGACGATGCGAGGCATGCCATCCATCCACATTGCCAAGGCCGGTGCCCGCGCTGTCAGCGTTGAGGGCGTCGACCTGGAGTTCACCCCGGCCCTGTTGGCCGAGGTGGCGCAGACCTACAGCCCGCGCACGCATGAGGCGCCGCTGGTCATCGGCCACCCCAAGCTGACCGCGCCGGCCTACGGCTGGGTGCGCGGCCTGTCGTTCGCCGATGGCCACCTGGTGGCCGACGTGGACCCCCAGCCCGAGCTGGTGGGCTGGGTCAAGCAGCGCCTGTTCAGCAAAGTCTCCGCGCAGTTCTATCCGCCGGCAAGCCGCAACAACCCCACACCGGGCAAGTGGCACCTGGCCCACATCGGTTTCCTGGGCGCCAACCCGCCCGCCATCAAAGGCCTGCCGGCCGTCAGCTTTGCCGAAGGCCAAGAGCTGGCCACCGTGGAGCTGGATGCGGTGAGCTTCGGCGAACTGTCCGGCTACTTCGGCAGTTCGGTCACCCGGCTGCTGCGCCGCCTGCGCGATTGGCTGGTGGAGCGTGACGGCCTGGAGAAGGCCGACGCCGTGCTGCCCCAGTGGGAACTGGACGGCCTGAGCGACACGGCTGCCGCGGCCAGCCAGGAAGAGGCCGAGGAGCGCCGGCCTGGCATGCAGGGCGCATCGTTTGCAGATCGGGCCCCAGACGTGTCTGAGGAACTTCACACCCCGATCGAATCCCGTTCCAACCACGCTGAAAGGACATCATCCGTGAGTGCTGAAACCCAGGCCGCTTTGGCGGCCGAAAAAGCCCGCGCCGACAGGGCCGAGGCCGAGCTGCAGGCGCTGCGCGGCGCCGAGGCGCAGCGCCAGGCGCAGGCGCGCCAGGCGGAGTGCGCCAGCTTTGCCGACAAGCTGATCGGCGAAGCCCGCTGGCCCGCCGGCGCACGCGATGTGCTGGTGGCCACCCTGGTGCACCTGGAGACGCCCGCTGGTGACAGCGTGGTGAGCTTCGGGGAAGGCGATGCCGCCCAGCCGCTGGCCAGCGTGCTGCGCACGCAACTGCTGGCCATGCCGGCCACCGTGAGCTTTGGCGAGCACGCCCGCAACGGCGGCACCCGCGAGATCGACCCCGTCGCGCTGGGACACAAGGCTGCCGCCCTGGTGGCCGATGAAGCCACCCGGGGCATCACCATCACCGCGGCCGAGGCCGTGGCCCGCATCCAGGAAGGAGCCTGAAGCATGTCATCCCCTCTGTACAAGCAATACGTCGCGGCGGCCGCCATTGCGCCCTACCGCATCGTGGTTCCGGGTGCCGCTGCCGGCACCGTGCAGCAAGCCGCTGCGGCCTCTGGCAAGTCTTTCGGCGTGAGCTGGGACGTGGGTCCGCTGACCGGTGAGCGCGTGGAGGTCTGCCACGCAGGTATGCACCTGGTGGAGGCGGGCGGCGCCTTTGCCGCAAGTGATCCTCTCACGTCAGACGCCAACGGGCGTGCAGTGCTGGCCAACACGGCTGGCCAGCGCGTGGTCGGCATCTCCCAGGAGGCCGCGGTCGCCGCTGGCGACCTGGTGCAGGTGCTCATCATCCCGCACGTGTTCTAACCCCCCCCCCACCCTGAGGACTCAGCAACATGGCAGTTCAATCCTTTCCGATCAATCCCACCCTGTCAGCGGTGGCGATTGCGTTCCGCAACCCCGAGTCACGCCTGATTGCCGACCGCGTCATGCCCCGGGTGCCGGTGGCCACCAAGGCGTTCAAGTGGACCCGCTACGGCACCGCCCAGGGGTTCACGGTGCCCAACACGATGGTGGGCATCAAGAGCGAGCCCAACATGGTGGACTTCGGCGGCACCGAGGTCCAAGACCAGTGCGTCGACTTCGGCCTGGACGATCTGGTGTCGAACGACGGGATCGAAAACTTCGAGAAGATGGACAAGCCGCCCTCCGGCGGGCCCATCCACCCGCGCGATCTGAGCGTGATGATGCTGACCTCGCTGATCCAGCTGGACCGCGAGATCCGCGTGGCGAACACGACGTTCGCTGCTGCCAACTACGGCACCAACACCGTGGCCCTGGCCGGCACCAGCCGCTGGGACGATTTCGTGAACAGCAACCCCGTCAACGCGATCCTGGTGGCGGCGGACTCGCTGCTGGTGCGGCCCAACAAGCTGGTGCTGGGCCGCCAGGTGTGGACGGTGCTGCGCCAGCACCCGTCAATGGTGCAGGCGGTTTACAAGACCGCGCAGAACCGCGGCGTGGTCAGCCTGCAGATGGCGGCCGAGGCGCTGGAGCTGGAAGAGATCCTGATCGGCGAGGCGTGGGTCAACACCGCCCGCCGGGGCCAGCCCGCCGCCTACAACCGCGCTTGGGGCAAGAGCGCTGCCCTGATCTACAGCAGCCAGACGGCGGCCCAGATCGGCCAGCCGAGCTGGGGCTGGACTGCGCAGTTCGGCAACTACATCGCCGGCAGCATCCCCGAGCCCAAGCGGGGCCTGCGTGGCGGCGAGCTGGTGCGCGTGGGCGAGACGGTCAAGGAAGTGATCGCCGCTGCCGAGTGCGGCTACCTGTTCCAGACCGCCATCGCCTGATCGCCCATCAACTTCAGAGGTACTTCATGGCCAGAACCAAGACCAACACCTCCACCGCCGACGTTGCGGTGGAGGCCTACATCGCCGTCTACGCCGTTGAGTACGACGGCGAGCGGCACGAGCCCGGCGCCACCTTGGAGCTGTCTGAGGCCGATGCCAAGCAGTTGCTGGAGGCGGGCGCCATCAAGCCAGCTGCACAGCCGGCTGCAGAGCCGCCTGCACAGCCGCAGAAGCCGGCCTGAGCCCACCTGAGCCCACCTGAGCCCACCCCTGCAGCGCCCTGAGCCGCGATGCCCTACGCCACCGTCCAGCAGATGATTGACCGCCTTGGCGCCCGTGAGGCCACGGCGCTGAGCGATCGCGCGGGCGTGGGCACGCCGGACACCGCAGCCCTGCAGCGCGCCCTGGACGACGCCAGCGCGGAGATGGACGGCTACCTGGGCCGCCGCTACGCGCTGCCGCTGGCCAGCCGGGCCGGCGTGGTGCTCAGCACCACCCCCGTGGAGCTGCGCACCGCGTGCATCGACATCGCCCGCTACCGCATGACCGGCACCGAGGTGATGGAGACCGAGGGCATTCGCGCCCGCTTCAAGGACGCCACCGCCTGGCTGCAGGCCGCTGCCGAGGGCCGGGTGCAGATTGCCGCGGGCAACCTGCAGCTGGCCAGCGCCGGCAACCCGGCCGCCGTGGGCGGGGCCAGCGCCGTGCGCACGCCTGCGCGCACCTTTGGCGCACTGGAGGGCATGCTGTGAGCAGCCCGGTGACGCTGATAGAGCAGGGCCTGGTCAACCGCCTGCGCGCGGTGACCCGCAGCTACACCCCGCTGGTGGAGAGCTACGGCGCCCAGTTGGACGATGAGACGTTCGGCTGGATCCGTTCGCTGCCGGCCGTGTGGGTGACGTTTGACGGCGCCCGGCCCACCCGCGTGGGCCCGCGCACCTGGCGCTACCAGGGCACCTTTGAGGTGCTGGTGGCCCAGCGCAACCTGGTGCAAGACCGCGCCCGCCAGGCCGACGACAGCCGCGGCCAGGACGTGGGCGTGTACCAGCTGCTGGAAGACAACAAGCTCGCCCTGGTGAACGCCACGCTGGGCCTGCAGATTGAGCCGCTGGCGCCGGGCGCCATCCGCAGCGTGGCCAAGAGCCTGGTCAACCGCGACGCCATCACGGTGATGGCGCAGCAGTTCGCCACCGCGTGGACCGAGATCTACCCCGACCCCGCCCTGGCCCCGGCCGGCGACCTCATCACCGTGGGCCTGAGCTACTTGCTCAAGCCCGGCGACGACGAATCTGACGCCAGCGACCAGGTCACCACCCTGGTGGCCCCCTGAGACAGCACGAAAGGACCCCCCATGTTGGTGAAGGCAGCAACCGGCCTGCAAGTGCCCCGCGAAGAAGACCCCCGCACCTACATCGGCGAAGAGCCGGTGGAGATTGCGCCCACCGGCTACTACATCCGCCGCCTGGCGGACGGCGACCTGGTGGAGGTGCAGCCCCGCCCTTTGCCGGCGCCTGCCGCAGCGCCGGCGGCCGGCGCGAAGAGCGGCGCCAAGGGCTGAGCGTCTTCCGCCCCCCATCGCCCCCCATCACCTGGATCCACTGACCCAAGGACGGCCCGACCATGACCAGCCCCAACATCAGCTTCAATCAGATCCCGAACAGCATCCGCAAGCCGGGCCGCTACTTCGAGTTCAACAACAGCCTGGCCGTGCGCACGCTGCCCAGTGCGGCGGCGCGCATCCTCATCATTGCGCAGAAGATGGCCGCAGGCCCGGCGCCTGTGAACACGGTGCTGCAGATCTTCGACGCCGAGACGGCGGCCCTGCAGTTCGGGCGCGGCAGCCAGTGCCACCGCATGGTGGTGGACGTGCTGCAGACCAACCCCTATGCCCGCCTGTTCGTGTGCCCGGTGGCCGATGCGGCGGGCACCGCGGCCACCGCCACCATCACCATCACCGGCACGGCCACGGGTGCCGGCGTGCTGGACCTGAACCTGGCCGGCACGCTGGTGCAGTTGCCTGTGGCCCTGGGTGACACGCCCACCGCCATTGCCACGGCCGTGGTGGCCGCGGTGACCGCCCGCCCCGATCTGCCCTTCTCGGCCACCAACGTGGTCGGCGTGGTGACGCTGACGGCGCGCAACCTGGGCACCGTGGGCAACTCGCTGCGGGCCAGCGCCACGCCCACGGCCGCCAGCGTGACGGCGGTGGTAAGCGCCTTCGCCAGCGGTGCCACAGACCCGGACATCACCGCCGCCCTGGCCGCGGTGCAAAGCGGCGGCCACGAGATCATCGTGGTGCCGTACCAGGCCAGCACCCAGTTGCAGGCCCTGAGGACGCACTTGAACTTTGTGAGCGGGCCGATGGAGCAGCGCAGCGCCATTGGCGTGTTCGGCGTGACCGGCACGCTGTCGGCCGCCACCACCTTGGCCGCGGCCCTGAACAGCGAGCGCCTGACCGGTGCGC